GGCTTCTGCTCTTGCTTTCTGGGCGTTGTAACTTCTTTCTCCAGCATCTTTTGCTATCACAAGCTGCTGCCAGAATACCTTCTTCAGATTAACTTCTGATTTTAGGACATTGACCCTGGCATCATAGATCTTTGGTGCAAGATCTCTCAGTTGCTGGTGAAACCTTTCAGATTGGTCCATATTCTTTTCTCCCGAATGCAGCCTCTTCAGCATCTAAAAATTTAGATTTAGATCCGTCAAAGGCAAGTTCAAAATCTCCAGTTTCTCCCAATCTATTTTTTCTTATGATAACTTCAGCTAAACCAGTATCTAATGAATCATAGTATTCCTGGCGATAAAGCATGATCACCATGTCGGCATCTTGCTCTATAGATCCACTATCTCTTAGATCTGAAAGGACTGGTCGCTTATCGGTTCTAGCCTCCACACCCCGATTTAATTGGCTAAGACTAATAAGCGGACACCCAATGTCTTTAGCCAGCCCCTTCAGAAGATTGGAAATATAGGTCATCGAAGCAGCCCTGGAGTCAGAGTTGCTTGGAGCCTTATTTGAAGTCATTAACAGCTGTAAATAATCTACTACTATAAGATCTATCTCTTGAACAGCTTGTATTGTTTTTGTTTTGTTGATAAGGGTTTCAATAGTAATTGGTGACTTGTCGTAAATAAACAAATTTGATTCATCTATTTTTTTTCTAGCTTGATTAAAATCATCCCATTCAAATTCTGCTAAGTTTCCTGTTAACAAAGTATCCATGCTAAGACCTGACTGAGAGCTTATAATTTTTTTTAGCAGTTGCTCATTAGTCATTTCTAAACTAAAAATCAAAACAGTTTTTCCTTTCAGTATATTTTCAGTAGCAATGTTTAGTGCCCAGGTAGTTTTTCCCATGCCTGGTCTACCAGCTACAATTACAAGATCTCCTTTTTTAAATCCTTTTATTTTTTTATCTATCTGATGAAAGCCTGTTTTTATTAAGTTCTGTGATATGGTTTCTGTATTCTTTAGTTCCTCTTCTATATTCTTAATTATCTCTGAAGCTCTTTGTGGAGCACCAATATTCTTTGTGACTTTATTATCAACAAGTAATTGATTTACCTTATCTAATTTTTGTTCGGTTGTAAGATCTTCCTCAATAATCTCTGGTATCTTTTGAGCCAGGACCAGCATCTTTCTGTCCGCTGATTTTTCAAACAAAAGTTTTAGCCAGCCGTCAAAACCAACATGAGTAATGCAATGCACAGTTGCCAATCTCAAATCTTCAAAATGATCTTTATCATCTAAATAATCTTTGATGGTCAATATGTCAGAAGTTTGCTTCTGTATCATGATTCTATAAACACACCTAAAAGAATATTTTGAAAAGTCTTCTGGTTGCAATCCTTGATCAACAGCTTTGTCAAAACATTTTTTGTTGAGCATCATGGACCCTATAACATTTTCTTCAAGATCAAATGTTGGTTCTGCTACTGAATTCAAACTCATCCGTACCTCCTTTCTATAATTGCATCAAATTGATTTACCCCTAACATAGTCATCAGAGATGGCTTCTTATCCCAGAATGATCTAATCCATTTTTTATGTCCTTCTGAATTAGCTATCTCAAAATACTTGAACCAAAACTCTTCGCTAGTAAGATCTAAAGCTTTGCCAGTCTTTGGGGAAACTATTCCTTTTCTGCCTAGCTCTCTCAGTTCTCTCCACCTTGGGATTGCCTTGAAAGAATTTGAGCTGTGTTGATAAAAAGTTTTATCACATACCTGTTTATAAATTTTATTTATTTCATCTAAATCTAATATATATACCCTTTTAGTATATTCTTTAGTATTGGGGTCACTAGGCGACTGTACTTGTGATTTAAACGACCCTACCTGCAAGGTGTATAAATTACTGTTGTTTGTTCTTTTTTCCCAAGTGACAAAACCTGCAACTTTAAGTTTTTTAAGATTGTCTTTGATAGCGGTCAAACCAAGACCTGTGATTTCCATTAATCGCTCATGAGATGGATACGATTGCCCAAACTCATCTGAGTAGTTTGCCAACACAAATAAGATTAGTTTCTGTGTAGGAGTAACCTTAACCTTAATTATTTTTGTGATGTATTCTACTGACATTGAAAACCCTCATAAGCCGATTATCTTTTAATTAAAAAAAAATGTAAAGATGTATTTGAAATATTTGTAATAAATGTTTAGAATGCTCATAGGAGGTTACAAAATGGATATACCAAAAATATATAATGCCATGGCAAATGTTCAACAATATATGGTTGAAAATCCGATTGGCAAAAATGACGAAAATAAATTTCAAAAATATAAATACCGAGGAATTGAGGCAGTCGTTCAGGCTTTCTCAAAACCTTTAAAAGAAAATCAAATAATTCTGCTTCCACAAGAAGTGAAAGTTTCTACTAGATATAAGAATGAAAAAACATCGCTTACCAGGATAACTGGATCTCTTAGATTTGTTTGCCTGGAAGATGGATCTTTTTTAGAAAGAAGTTACGAAGGTCACAGCGAGTCAACACAAGGTAAAGATCTTGAAGCTGCAAAATCTTTTGCATACAGAGATGCATTGCTTGAAACTTTTTGTGTTCCTTTTGAGCAAGTAGAACCAGAAACTACTGACGAAGAAAACGAAGAGCAATTTCAAGAACCAGCACTGATTGATGAATTTAAAAAAGATCTTGAAAAAGCTAGTACCAAAAAAGAAAAAGTTGAAGTGTTTAAAAACTACGACAAAGCTGCCGAGCTTGAAGGCGATGAAGAAACCAGGGTCAAGCTTAATCTTATTTACAGCAAAGAGGCATCGTAATGGGTGAAATGCTTTGTTCTAAATGTGAAGAAAAAGGAGACATCAATGTGTTGGTCCCTGGAAAAGATCTTTCTGATTTAGATAATTATTACTGTCCGCAATGTGATGTTTTGTATGATTCTTTGAATAAAGATTCTGGTGTTTGTTATGGATGTGATAAAGAGCTTGATCCTAACGAGGGCAGCTGGTTAGCAAAAGACGGAAACGAATATTGTAACTACTGTTATGACAATGATTTTTATCCAAGGTTTTATGGGTTCACCAGGACCGACATGATGCAAGGTAAGGCTGGATTTAGTCTGGACAGAGAAGGACCTTTGCATTTAAAAAATCATCCTTTGTTTGGTAAACCTAAGTTAAAAATAGTTAAAAAAAAGGGAGGTAACTAATGAGTGCTATAGTACAAGGATCACAAGCCTGGCACGATCAAAGAGCTAACAGAATAACTGGAACACGAATTCCAAAAGCTGTTAATGAATGTATGTGGACCAAAGGCGATCAATGGGAGGCTCTCGGCAGAGATATGTATAGAGAAGCACACAAGCTTACTCAAGATCCTTTTGATCAAAGAGCATTGTATGCAATAACACACGGCAAAAACAGCGAACCAAAAGCTTTAGATTCTTTAAAACAATTGGGTTATGTAATTAGGCAGCCATCTTTTATTGTTCACAAAGACCATGACTGGATGGGTATGTCGCCTGACGGAGTTCTGGTTAAGGGCAGAAAAGGTGCCACTTCAGCTGTTGAAGTTAAATGTCCACAAACAAAGCCATGTGCAGATGTTAAGGAACAAAAAAGAAACTACTGGCATCAAATGCAAATGGGCATGGAATGCATGGACATAGACGAAATGCTTTTCTTTCAGTGGTACAACGACAATGAGTTTTACCAGGAATGGGTAGAGAGAGATCCTACCTGGGCTGAGAGATACATTCCAAAAGCAAAAGAGTATATGGATTGGTATACAGAAAAATCTAAGGATCCTGAATATATTGCAAGATGGTCTGAAGATAAATTAGAGCCAGGAATAAATTATAGAACAGTTGAGGAAAACGATCTTACCCAAGAATTGTTTGATCTCATAACAGAACAAAATGAGCACAAGGAAAGACTCGCCTATCTTGATTCAAGAAGGAAAGAGCTTTCTGCTGAGTTGATAAAAAAACATAGCGGTGCCTTTTGTACTCCCAGGGTGAAATGTCACATGACACAAGCCAGGGGGCGTATTAACTATGCTAGGTTGGTTAAAGACCAAAACATTCCCAGAGATGTA